CGACTACGATATCGTAGTCGATGCTGACGCTAGGCGAACTGACGTTGCTGATCTTCAGAAGGTCGCCGGTCCCCGCCGTGACCGTCAAGCCCGCCAGCGACGGCTCCCAGACGAAAAAAATGCCGTTCGGCCCCAACGTATAGATATCGTTCGCCGCCTTGAAAAGCAGGAAGGCGTTCGCCGCCGAACCGCCGATTTCCAGCTTAGCCCCCACGTCGGTTTTAGTGTTATGGATCAGAAGCCCCTTTACCCTGGTCAGTACCACCGTATCACCGAAAATATCGGTCAGAGAACCGCTAAGATCCAGCTCTTCGTTCGCTCCGCCGGCCAGAGTACGGCGCACCGGACCATAGACCTTGTTCGCCTCGTCGGCGTCGGTCCCGTCGATAAGTACGTCGCTTTTAGTCGTGACCGGACGCGGCTGAAGCGTCACCCCCGCGTCCGTTTTCTGTAGGTCCGTGAGCAGTTGGAAGGTCAGCGTCTCTTTCAGCGTCTTGGTCGCCATCGTTCCTTTTCCTTTCCGTCGTTAGAGCGTTGCGGGGATGCCCAGCAGCGCGAAGTTGCTTTCCGGGTAATATTCCACCTTGATCTTGCCGGGCGGACCGGTCGTGGGAGCGCCCAAACCGCCGGCCGGCACCGGCGCGTTCGCCGGCAGCCCCCCGCCGTTCAGAATCACGCGGGCGATATTGCCGTTTTTATCCTGATAGCGCGAGAAGTCGCCGGGATTGCCGGGATCGCCGGCGAGCGGCGGGCCGACCCATTGCCCTTGAGGGTTCCAGTAGCCGATCGCCTTGGTGCCTTCGTCGAGAATTTCCCGGTCGAAGGTCTTAAAATCCACGTCAAACTCGTATCGTCGCGTGAAATAGTAACCACAGGCCCCGAATATCTTGCGTTCCCAGGAAACGTTCGAGAGCTTGATACATCGCGGCGGCAAGCCCCACATCGGCGCATCGTTGACCGTGTCGACCATTTGCGAGAACACGTCCAATCCCAAGGCCGCGACGTTATGCGATATCTGCACCGTCGGGCGGTTCGCGTCGAATTCGACCTGCGGGCCGCGGAACTGTTCATGTGAGCTGCTCTTGATCAGGTTGCCGTGGCGGTCGAAGGCCGCTTCCTTGGTATAGCGCACGAACGAGCCGCTGATCTGAGCCGGTTCCATCAGCGGGTCTTGCACCGTCATATCCTGACAGCGCCCGTCACCTCCGCCCGGCGACTTGGTCGAAAAAATCTGTTCGACGTGCCAGTGACGATTCGGTTCGTGCTCGACCAGCGGCGTGACCGACATCGTGGGCCAGCAGATGGCCCAAGCATCTACGTCATTGTCGAACGCCCAGACGGCCCCCGGCAACGGCAGGCCGGGCGTCTCCATCACCGTGGCCGGACCGTCTTCGACGTCGGCGCGGACCAGGTGCACCACCTTATAGGTGCGGTGCCCCTCATCGTCGCGTTCCAGCGACCAGGTGCGTTGTCCGGGAACTAACACCGCCGCCACGAGATTTTCCTTTGTTACACTAGGCCCGCCACGGACACCGTGAGGCCCGCCGGCTTGCGCAGTTGTTGTCGCGCCAGGTCCACCAGATCGTTCACGCCGTTGTCGATGTCGTCAAGCGAACGGTTGCTCCGGTTCATCGCGGCCTCGAAGCCGTCGCCCATCTCAACCTCCGGCTCAGCCGCTCCCACGCGTGGGACCGGCCGCCGTCCCGCTTCGGCCCGCCCGTCGCCCCGCGAGATGTCCAGCCCGCCCATCTCCAAGAACTCGGCGATTCTCGATATTGCCTCGGCCCCGCCGTACTCGACCGCCTGGAACCGTTTGATTTCGTCGACCAACGCTCGGTTGAATTGCCGTCCCGCGTCCCGCCCTGCCTCACCGATTCGGCCGCCAGCACGCTGTGCGAAGATATTTTCGGCGCGGGCCTGCTCCGTCAATTCATTCCTTCTCGTTTCGAGATCGCGGAGTTGAGCGTCCAGCCCTTGCATTCTCTTGGCCGCCTCGGCGTCTATAGCGTCCATTGCCGCCTGACGATCAGCCTTAATGCGGTTCGCCGCCCGTTCGGAATCTTCGTTGAGAGTTTTCAAGACTTCGTCCACGTCGCCGCCGAATAGACCGGACGAAATAAGCATCTCGGCGATCGAAGTCGTCACGCCGAGCCACTGAGTACGCACGAACGCCACGGACTCGGCCCAAGCCCGCTTGAAGAACGTCAGAAATCCGATCCACGCTTCGCGCAAAGGCCGGATGCCTTCCTGAAACGAAATTTGAATCTGCACCCAGGCGATGTCGAACGCCAGCTTGAGGTTGCCCGCCGCTATAGCCGCCTTGATGCCTTCGATGGCGGGCCGGACGTGTTCGACCAAGCGCGCCCACTGACGGCCGAACCAGTCGAGCGCGACCGCGCCTGCCCTGGTGTGTGTGACGACCCAGTAGCCCAAAGCCCCAACGGCCGCCGTGACGAGCACGATTGGATTCAACAGGCCGAACAGGATCGCCTTGACGTTCGACAAGACGGGGAATACCGAATTCAGCGCGCCGAGGAACGCCGTTATTCCTAGGGCCGAAATAGCAAACGCCCCAATCGCGATCCACCGTTTGCTTTCTTCACTAAGGTTCTCGACCCAAATTGCCGCGACTCTAAGCCCCTTAATTAGCGGCTTTAGAACGTCGGCAACGATCCTACCAAACGGTTCTAGCATGTTGCCTGCTGCAACTTTGAGTCGTGTTACGGCCCCGGTAAACGTATTCGTTTCGGTCCTAGCCGCTTCCATGCCCGCCGCTACAATTCGAGCGTATTCGGCCGTAAATGTAGCTTCGTCCCGAACGCCTCGCAGTGCGGGAATTAGCCTAGAAAACCTCATAGCCGCTTCAACGTCTCCCTTCGCCATCGCTTGAGTAACGCGAAGCGCCGCGTCGGCTGATACGTCTCCAATAGCAGCCAAGGCGTAGGCGTCTTTAACCGCCTTTTCGGCCGCCGCCCCGGTTAGTTTGAAAGTTTCGGCCATGCGTAGCGTGTTCAAAATGGCGTCATCTTCGGCCGTGGTCAATTCTTGCAACTGCGCGGCAAACGTCTTGTACCGCTCGATCGTGGAATCCACCTCGCGTTGGTTGCCTTTGAGCACTGAAAGCAGCTTGGTTTCTATGGTTTCGGCTTCGGCGAACGCATCGACAGCTTGTTTGCCGATGGCAAAAATTGGAGCGGCGAGAGTCAGCCCGCCGAACGCCCGGCCGATGCGGTCGGTAACGCCTTCAATTTTTGAAGCCGCTCGTTCCGCGTCTTCGGCCGCGCCCGTGAGTACCTTCTGATACTGCACGTCGTCGCCGAGCAGTCGGACCACCAATCTGCCTATCTCGTCCTCGGTCACTCGTTTTCTCCGTCGCCGTTATCAGATTTATTGGGACGGAACCCGACGGCCCAAAGCCAACGGGCCTTGTGCATCGCCACTAGGTCTTCCTTGGTTAGCGTTCGCCGGTTCTTGTCCTTCCTACGCCGCTGGAACGTCAAGCGAAACCCCTCCGGCTTGACCTGTCCCGGCTGGCGATGTAGCACCCGGCGCACTTCGGCCGCCACCTGCATCAGGTAGTAGTCGCCCCGCGACGGCGCGTTCCACTCCTCCTCCAGCCAGTTCATCCAGATCAAAAATTGTCGCCACGTGGTGTGGCGCATTACGTCGGTCAGCGGCACGCCCAGCGTCGCGGCCAGCCGCAGCCAGCCGGAGTGCCGCGCTAGGAGTTTTTTGTGTTCTTAGCTCGCTCGATTCGGGCCGCCAGCCGCGCCGCCTGTCGTTCCAAGGTCGCTAGATCGTCGGCCTCATCGAGCTGACTAATCTCCTTGGCCTTCTCGAACAGCGCCTTCTGAATCCTCGCCGGCCACGCCTTGACAGTCTCGATAGAAACCGCCCGTTCGCCGTCCGTCACATCGAACAGGCAGAGGCTAACTAGCAGCGGTTCCACGTCGGCCGCCGACTCTAATCGTTTGATCGTGCGCTGGCCCGTTTCGTCGTCGTGCGTGATCTCCGCCCCGCGCAGAGAGGCCGCGCGGTACTTGCCCGCCGCCTCACCCGTCGCCTCGCGTAGCACGTAGTTGCGTCCGACGATCCTGACCGGCACCTCGATGGGCGCCAGCGTGTCGAAATTGAACTCGTCCACGTTTCGCTCCTAGGGGAAAAAGACCCGATTCCGAGAACACAAAACGACGCCCGCTACGTGCCCGCGACCTGCGTTAGTACCGGCGACGCCTCGACGTTGTTCGTCGGGTCGTAGTTGGTCGGCACGATGGTAATCTGCGCCTCCGGTTGCGCGCCTTCGGCGACGTCCTGCGGCTGGAACGAACGCAGGTAGCCGAAAAAATCGAGCTTCGAGCCGTCGGGGAAATGCACCGTGATCGAGCCTTCCTGATTAAGCAGGTTGTTGATGATATCGTTGTACACGTTCGGATCGTAGGCCGCCGTGCACGTGAATTCCGAGAGCGTCGCCAGTTGGCGCGCGCTCATGGTCCGCCAGTCGAGGTTGTGCATGGTAGTCGTGTCGATGGGGTCGCCGCCATCAAGGCCGGGCGGCGAGAGGGTCTTTTCCCAGAACGAGACGTTCGAGTCGCGCGAGAAGGCGATTTTTGTTGAGTAGCCGTCGTCCAGCTTAATGCCGGCCGGGGTCGCGCGAGTAGTCGATGATGGGGCTGCCATTGTCGATTTCTCCTTGAGAGAAAAAGGCCTAAAAAACTTCTACCAATCACTCCTTGTTCACGTTAGTTCGTCTGTCGGACGCTAAGCACCGCGTTGAGGGTAAATAGCGTCCGTTTCGATGTCGGCGATTCGCGGCCCAGAGTCAACACGTCGCTGGTCCGCGTCGCCGCGTGAATCATATACCTGGCCGCGCCGAGCGTCGCTATCTCTTGGTATAGGTCTCGGTCTAACGCCGTGGCCACGTCGCGGGCCTTAGCGTAGCCGGCCGAGTGCGAGGCCGCTCGGATTCGGACCTGCACGCCGTGGTGTTCCTGTACCTCGCCGTCGGTGTGCGTGCGACCCTGCTGCGTGCCCGTCGTGTCGTAGACCGTGATAGCCGAATCCGGTTTGTCCGGCTCCCCGGCCGCGAATATCGGCCAGCTTCCGCCCAGGGCCGGGTCGGTGCCTACGCCGAGTGCTATGAGCACGCGACGCAGTACGTCAGCCGGCGAGTGGTCCAGACTACCGGGCATCTTTATTCATCCTCCAAGATCGTGTACGCCGACGCCTTGAGGTTCCCCGTGTCTACGGGCACCAGCTCCTGCGAGGCTCGCTGCAACCGCAGGCCGGCGATGTAGAGCGCCTTGCCCAAAGGCAAGCCCCGAATCAAACCTCGCGTGATCATCCGCCGCAGCTCCGGCCCCAGATCGCGTGCCGGCTGTTCCAGGAACTTCGACTGACCGCGGCCGGGCGGGTCCCAGTAGTTGCCTCGTCCGCGCGGGCGAGGTTGTCCGCGAAGGGTCATTTCCAGGTTCTCATGTACGTGAATCGCATAGTTCGCCGTGTAGCCGACCGCTACCGACGGTCGGCCATGCTTGGCGGCCAGCCGTTTGAGCTTCGCCTTCAACGCCGTGATTCCCTCGACCTTGGGCATCGTTCGTTCACTCTAGCGTAGGCAGCGAGTCCGACCGCCGCACCAGGTCCACCTGTCGCCGCACGTTACGGTTCTTTACGTCCGGCGTCTCACTGTAGTTCGTCACCGTAAACAAGTCCACGAGCGGCGAGGGCAACGTCGCCAGCGTGCCCAGCCAGAGCACGCTACCGGGCAATACCTTCTGTCCGACTACGGCCCGCGCATCATAAGCCAGTGCGTTTTCCTGTGGGCTGAGCGGGTCGCGCCGCCCCTCTTCCCATCGCACGGCGATCTCGACGGCCGCCTTGATCTTTTGTTCGCCGTAGTCGTCGGTCACGGTCGCGCTCCGTTCCCAGAGCACCGCCTTCTGGTACCGCCAAGCTGATTCCAAAACCGGCATCGTCCGTCTAGTCCCTGTCTACGTAGTCGATCTGTTCGCTGCGGGGCTTGCCTAGCCAGACGGCCCCGATTTTCGAGCCGCCCTTGTTGATCGCCGCCAAACAACGCGAGGTGTCCAGTACCATCGCCGTCTGCCCGTATTGCGTACTTTCCAGGTGCATTCCCGTCTGTCCTTGGAAACTGCCGCTGGCTCCTTGCGTCGAGCGACTGGTGTAAAGCGGATCGGCGTGGGCGTAAAAGTGCGCCGCCAGCCAACGCTCGATCAGCTCCAGAAGCGTCGCCGAAAGTGTGATTCCCCGTTTCGCGGCGCACGTGACCACCTCGTCGACCAGCGCCGTCGCCGTGTCAATGAACGCTGCGAGCGACGTGGAGCCGTCGTAGTTTTTATCCGTCACTAGGATCGCCGTCACGTTGGCCGATGTCGTGCGTGCCATGTCAGATCGTTAACTTCGGACTGCCTCGTCGTTCCAAGACGCCCGACTTGTCGCAGGATAGTTTGAGCGTCTGCCAGTTGATCTTCACAACGATTATTTGCGTCTGTCCGTTAGGGCCGGCGACCGTCGCCTCGAACTTCTTGGTCGAGAACTTGCGCGGTCGGTTCTTAAATGCCAAAAACCGCCGTCTCATTGCGTTACCCACGACGTAACCATGCCGCTGCCTACGGCGAGCGCGGCGAGCACGAACCATTCGCCGATTTTTATCAGGGCTGAGTTGCCAACACCCATACGCTCCAGGCGTAGGTTGATGGCGTGTAGTTGCGAGTCGATCTTTTTGGCCATCTTGTCGTCGGTGTCGAAGTGGCGCTCCATCGCATCGTTGAGCCTCGACTGATTGCGCTCTAGTTGGGTCACGCGCCACTCCAGCACGTCGTCGTGCGATTGTTGTTTAGCCATGTCTGCCACACGGAAAACCCCTTTTATCGCCCGCAGCAGTAGCAACGAGCCGGCTGAACGTAGACAACGACGACCACGTAATACGCGGACCGATAAGGTTGACTGTACGGCGGATAGTGCCATGAAACCGGCGGCCATTGTGTTGGATACTGAGTAGTCGGACGTCGGTAGTCGGGTTGATATATACGTGGATGGTCCCACGTTTCGGCCTGTGTGACAAGCGGACATGTCAAGACCGACAGCAGCAATGTGATGAGCAGCAGTATTTTCATGCGGCCCCCTTGATGATTCCTACGTTTACAAGCGCCGTACGAATCTCACTGAGCAGCGTAAAGAGGTCGGTGAAATTATCGCGTACCTGGTCAAGATCAATGGTGTCCAAACCCGACATGCTCGAAAGCACGCCGTCGTAGATTCCTCCGGTATTGTTGGTCAACGCGGCCTGATTCGCGCCGGCCGGCTGAACAACCGGCGTCGCATTCCAAAATCCGATCTTCTGCGTCGTTGCCGTGCCGACCTTTGTACCGCTCGTCGTGCCAACGATCACGTTAAATGCATCGACCAACGTGAGGCCGGCCGCCGCGAACGTCGCCACGGTTGTAGGCGCACGGTCGGCCGTACCCGCCCCGCCGGCGGCAACGGCCTGGATTAGCACGCTCGACGAACCGCTGCCGGTCGCCGTACCCGGTGCTAGGATCAGATTGCCGCCGTTTTTGTCGGTTGCGCCGCTGGTCGCGCCGCCCGCTTGTACGGTTAGCGTATTCCCGGCCGTATTAGTTGTGGTGTGTCGCTCCATCGCGATCGTGCGAGCGGCGGTGCCGCCGAGGCTCACAAACGCTGTTGCCGTAATATGACCTCCCACCATGAAATTGCCGTTTGTGTCTAGTGCTATACGAGTCGCATTGTTCGAGCGAATTTCAAGAATATGGTTGGAAAATGAACCGATCACTACGCTGTTGTTTCCTACGCTCTGGGACGCTCGGAAGATTCGTGTGCCGTCTCCAATGCGAGCAAATCCGGTCACATCGAAATCGTCGGACGGCGCTGTTGTGTTCACTCCTACCCGCTTATTTACGCTGTCGAAAGAGGTGAACACCGTACCGTCTGATTTTGCGACCTTAATGGCCGTTATAGAATCAGTCGCCGGTTTGATAGTTGATCCGCCTAGCAACTTCAGACCCGCGGAATCAAACCGCCCAAATTCGATCGCACCGTTGTTGCCGCCCGAAAAGACAATCGCATCGCTACTACCGACGCCGGTCGTCGTTTTCAGCGTTAGTGTGGAGTCGAACGCAGCGCCGCCTATCACTATGGGAGACCCGATGCTAGTCAGCGTTGGCGTGAGCGTCCATTTTTGACCCGCCGATTCAGCAGCCGATGCAGAAAGAACGGAATTATCCGCTCCTACAGCGAGCGTAGAAGGCGCACCGCTGCCGTCGCCAACAATGAGCGACCCCTTGGCCAGCGATTCGATCTCGCTAACTTCAATGGTCGATCCAAGAGACCCACCACCGCCCCTGCGGATAATCATGTATACGCCTCCCCGTCGAGCGTCAGCGGCGCGGTACTGCTGGCGACGTAAACTTTCAAGGCGTCGGCGGTCTCCTGCATCGGCGCGTTGGGGTTTGAAACGTACTCGCTGTCGGCCGCCACGTTGCGATATGGTTCAACAGGCGTCGCCACCTTGCCCGTAACGAAAGCCAGGCGAAAGGCCGCCGAAGATCGAGCCGCTAAGCTGAATTGCTTAGTACCCGCTGGCAACGTGATGACGTGCTCGGTGTTGGCCGAAGCGATCGTCTCGCTGAACAACGTAGGGACTTTGAGTTGCACGGCCATGAACCGCTCCCTCATTTTTTTAGAGACTGTTTATGACTACGCTTTCGCTTTCGCCGTTGTCGGACGCGGCGACTCCTCATAAATCCTCTGGAACTTTGGCCCCTCGTCGTTCTCGCGCAGGCAAACGTTGAATTGCTCCAAGTCCTTGTCGGTCTCGATCACCTCGCCCTTATGGTACACGTGGTTTCTTCTATCATGCCCCCTATCGTTACAGCCTGTCGGGCAATCGTCCACGTGACAACCCGCCATGATCCTATATTTGGCCATCTTCGTTTCGCTCCCTTCAAAAAACCTCGCTCGTTTGAAAAACAGGCCGGGGGCGCTCCCGCACCGTTAAGGATCACGCCCCCGGCCCGCGAACACCCACAACCAACAAGGAGGGTTTCGCCGCGTTATGCAGTAGTACCATGCAGGATGCCGCAGTTGCCATTGTAGTCCGAACGAATTTGCGGCACCTGAATCGCCATTACCTTGAAGTTTTTCCGCATTCCGCCAACGCTTTCCCACTGCACCGTCGTGATATCCATGCCGTTGACGGCGCGGGCCACGTCGGCGGTCATCTGAACCAGAATCATCGTATATGTCGAGGTCAGGAAGTCCAAGCGGCGCACATCCTGGATGCCCTCGATCGCGCGCAGCCGATCACGCAACGTCATGTTCGCGTTCGAGCCGCCGAGTCGAGCGTAGTCGTTGTCCAGCCACTGATCCCAATCAGTCGAATGGTAAATCATGAACGGCCCGTAGAATTTGCCGCTGTTATACAGCGTGTTGCGCATCGCCAGTACATCGGCCACCGTCGCTTCCGGATTCGATCCGGTTGGCACGGTCATATTCGTTTTCGTAAAACGATGCGGATACGTCGTGTACCCGTAGACCGTCGAGGCCCCCAGGGCCGAACCGTGGCCATCGCTAGGCGCGGAAGTGTCGTGCGCCGTTACGCCCGTCGTCTGTGCGCCGTAGGATAGACCGGAGAAGCCGCCGGATACGCCGATCGTCGTCTTTTCGATCTTCTCGGCCACTCGACGTCCGGCCGCTTCGGCCATCGTCGTATCGAGCGGCGTGCCCGTGTTGCGCGACACCGCCAGCCGACGCTCCGAAAACCAGAAATCCGAATGCGTGATCGGCAGGGGCAGCGAACGCAGTTGGAAAAGCGGCGAATCGGTGCGTCCGTCCGTTAGACCGTCGAGGTCCACCACTGCTTCGCCGGGATCGCTCATGGCTTCGTATTCCAACGTCAGCTTGGCCATGCCGTTGAAACCGCCGAACGAGTTGGCCGCCGCAAGATCGGCCCAGGCCCGCAAACGCTGACGAGCGGCGCGGAGCACCACCGAATCCAGTTCAATCCACTCCTCCTTGCGCAGGCTAGTCGCGTTGACTACCGGCGGCAACGGCCGGCCCGCGGCCGCGAGGTCGCGAATGAGCTGCTTGCGCCGAATCGGCGTTCGGACGCCTTTCTCGACCGTCCACTGACCGGTGTTCACCACAACCGACGGACGGCCGCGCGAGTCCAGGTATGGGCGGTAGAGGCCGGGGTCGAAGCCGTTGCCGACCGTATCGACAACGCCGCCGCCGTAGCCGTGCCCCGCCGTCGGAATAAAGTTGTCCAAGAGAGGCATTGCGTTTTCTCCTTTTCGTTGTTCTTGTTTGTCTTTGGCGGAGCCTTCTCGTGCGTCCGCATTCAAGCGGTGTTTTAGTGGCCCGACCACATACACCAGAGCAGTTTGTCGGCCGTCGGGTCGATGTACGCCTCCAACGAGACGGCCACCTCGGTCTCCGGACTACCCGTCGTCTTGATTACCTTGCCCGTGCCGTCGTCGACGATCATGATGTCGCCGAGCGCGATATCGTCCGCCGTGCCCGCCACGTTGGCGAACAGAAGGTTGATCTCATCGCCGGGCAGCGGGCAGTAGAGGAAGCAACGGTCCCCGGCCGCGTAGGCGTCGGTCGCCGTTTTGCCCTGGAACGAATCGGCTAGGAGCACCGCGAACGGACCGACCGGGCGGTCGCCGTCGGCGTCACGGTTGTAGATTTTCCAGGTATGTCGCCCGCCCTCCAGCGATATCGTAGGGTCGATCTGAAGGACGGTGCCCGGCTTGGGCGTTTCGCCCGCCGCGATTTTGCCTTCCAGAAAATTGCCCTTCGGGTTCGCCGTCACGATGATTTCGTTACCGCGTGCCATGTCAAAAGTCTCCTAAGTTTTAGGGGTACGGGTACACTGGCCCACACGGCTGGCGACAAGCCCCCCGTGCGCATCGGCAACCCCTACGCCGTCTCGCGCCGCCGTGAAGCAGCCGCCTCGGCGGCCCAGTTGATCGTCGGAATTTCCAGAATATCGTTGTCGTCGTCCGCCGCGTTGTCCGTCGGCTCGCCGATCCCCAGACCGCTATAATCGGGCGGCAATTCATTACGTACAGGGACCAGCAGCGATAGATCGCGTAGTTCGCCTATCGCCTTTTTGCTCAACTCGGCGGCCAACCGCCCGCGCGACTTGTCATCAGCGACGTTTGCCGTTAATCGGTCGACCAGAAGCTGCTTCTCGCGTCGTTCAATGGCCATTGCGTTGGCCACTGCCGTGCGAATTTCGGCGGGAGCCTCGGCCAGCCATTGTTCGGCCGATTTCGCAACGGTTTTGGTGTTGGCCGCGGGCGCTGCGGACTTCTTTTCGTCTTCCTCTTCTTCGTCTTCCTCATCTTTAGCCGCGATCTTTTCCTTGATGAACGCGGGCATCTCATTAATCGCTAGCGACGCCGGAGGCTTAAACGTTTCGCGCACCGCGTCAACTACTATCGCGTTTTCCGTCGCTTCTTTGTGCGCCTTGGCAACGGCCAGGAGCCGTTCGTCAGTCATCTCGTTAAGTACGTCGGCCCCGTCCCGCCAACAGGCGCAGTTGGCCGTCAACTCAGTCACAATAGTTTTGCGCTGCGTTGCGTTCAGGATCATCGAAAAGTCTCCTTCGTTGTTCGTTTTTATGACCTCGCCGCCCATGTTCTTATAGATATGCGCTACGACGGCCCAATAGGTTTCGCCGTCGTAACCGCCCTTATCGGCCGCCGCCTTGGCCCGCTCCCAAGTCGCTTCGTCCGCGACCCAGGAGGCGGGATTCGCGCCGGTCTCCTCGAACTCGCGAAGAGCGTCGGCCCCCAACTCGCGGTCGCGCTCGGTAAGCGTCATCGCACCGCGCTGAGCCGCTTCGTGAGGTTCGCCTTTGCCCGTACCGCTGCCGTACCGCTTGTAGAGACCAGTGGCGGTGGATTGCGGATTGCCGTAACGACCGGCGTTCTCCGTCGCCGCCTTTTCCCGGCAAGCGTCGCACATCTCGCCGGGAGCGCACTTAGCGCAAACGTGTTTCCCGTCTTCGTGCCTGTCGTTACCGGTCACACCGAGGAATTCGCCGAGCTTCCGCCAGATGGAACCGCGCTCCTTCGCTGTCGCGTCCGCGTTGTTTACGCCGCAACCATCACCGATTGCGCACGCACCGCGCTGATCGGGCAATATCGCGAGATGGTCCGGCCGCCAACCGGTGACGACGTGGGTATAAGAACGGCCGTTGTGACTGGCGCCGTTCTCGGCCGGAACGTCGTCGGTGACGAGGCCGGTCGAAACTTCCTGCAACCGACCCGCTTCGGCGTCGGCGAGAATCGAAGTGCCGTGCGTCCGGTCGTAGTTTCTCGTCGCCTCGACGTCGAACCAACCGTCGACGCGACGACGCCCGCCTTCGACGCGGTCGTTGGCCAGAAATCCGATTCCTTGTTTGCTGAGCACGCCGTCGTTACGGGCGGAAACGTGCTTGCCGTTCGCCGTTGTCGGATGCCGGCCCGTCAGGGGCGCGTCGTTCCACGCGCCGGGGTTCGCAAGGCAAACCGCCTCCGGATAATAGAGCGGTCCCTTGCTCCCGTTCATCACACCGCCGCCGGGCGGGAAAATCGTGATCGGCGAAATCAAGTACTCACGACCATCGAGCGTATGACGACGCGGAGAACCGGAAAGGTTGGCGGCGAAAGTCTCGAAAGAGTTGCGAGACATTTCCGATTTCGTAAGGTCACTACCGAAACTATCTTTTCCGATCTCGCAACTCTTTCGAGACTTTTGCCGCCAACCTTTCCGGTTCTCCTCGTCGTCATACGCTCGATGGTCGCGAGTACTTGGTTTCG